CGTCAATTCAGTCCACGTGTGTGGCAACAATGTGTATTTGTGGACTCATTCCCAACCATCAGGATGTCCCATGACGGCTATTTTGAATTCCATCTACAATTCATTGTCTATGCGTTACGTTTGGATGTTAATTGTGCCGGCTCACATGCGATCTATGAAGAGTTTCAACGAACATGTCAGTATGGTCTCATATGGTGATGACAATTGCGTGAACATCTCTGACCAAGCCATTGAATTCTTTAACCAGGTCACCATCGCAGAAGGTTACAAGCAGCTTGGTATGACATACACAGACGAGAGCAAATCAGGATCAATGGTTCCCTACCGATCAATCAAAGACATCGCATACTTAAAACGAACATTTCGTTGGGATGATGAAGAGTTTCAGTACATTGCACCATTAGAACTCGGTGTAATTCTGGAGATGATGAATTGGGTGAGGGGAAACTTTGACGTTGAAAGTTGCACGACCGAGAATGTGCAAACGGCAGCATACGAACTCTCGCTGCATGGACGAAGGGTCTTTGACGAGTGGGCCCCAAGAATGAAAGAAGCTACTCGCCACTTCGCCGTGCGTCCCATCATTTTGACGTACGATGAGTATCGCACTGTAGAGGCAGTCAAGTACGGCCGTCTCACAGCTGCTTGCAACTAAATCCAGGGCTAGAGGCTGTCTCTAATCGTCGTACGGAGACAGCAGCAAAGCTCGGTCCCTGGTCCTCATATTGAGGGGTGGAGAATACGAGCTATTCTATTGATCAGTGTGCGCCACCACAATCAAGGCTACTGATCCGACGCTTTAGACTGGAGTCATTTAATCGAGTGCCCAGGAGTTAGCTAACTCAATCGATTGCTGCACACACAAATCAAGAAAATGAAATTCAGCAAGAAAAACATCAGGTCACTACGTTCGTTGATGACTCGCAGATGGAACCTTACACTAAGCCGTTAATTTCAATGTCACAACGATGGCTTGGGATGGCCGAAGATTCGAAGAAGCATGATATCATCAACATTTTGCAACGACCCGTCGAAGTTGAAAACGGGGAATTTAATAGCAGTTTTACATCTTTGACCGTGAAGTTTCCAGACAAGATTTTTCAATCAAACGAGAATGTCATAGATAAGCTTAATTATTTCACTTACTTTCGCGCTAATGTGGTCGTCAGATTAATCTTTAATGCTACACCCTTCATGAGTGGTCGTTATTGGATGTTCTTTGCTCCTTTTGATGATTTTTGCAATAGACCAGCACATTTAGACCCCATCAATTATGCCAATGTCACAGGGTATCCAGGTGTAGAGGTTGACATTTCCACAAATTCACCCGTAGAACTCAAGATTCCGTATTGCTCACCTTATTCTCATTATGAAATGGTCGACACACATTCAAATATGGGCGAATTGTACATGGTTCCAATCGTTCCAATACGTTCCGGCACGTCTCCACTGACATCTGGAGCTGCGTTTACAATTTTCGCATGGTTTGAAGACATTCATCTGGCGTTACCAACTGCCAGAAAGGCAAGGGGATTCCGAGGAGGACTTCGCCAAGGATTAACTCGATCCGATCGTGTCATGCACGCGCAAATGAAGAGTGAGGAACATCAAGCAACTGAAGGTCCATCCGTATCTGGAATTGCAAGTGCCGTCGCAGGAGCTGCGTCCGCCTTGCAAGGTATTCCAGTTTTGTCACACGCGATGCGTCCAGTCGAGTGGGTGTCCCGAGCTGTCAGCAATGCAGCATCAACAATGGGATTCAACAAGCCCACTAATCTTGACCGTGTCTCGCATTACGCTGCTGTTCCAGCTAAAGGCTACACTAATGCGGATGGCATTGACATGTCAACCAAGTTAGCAGCCATGCCGGACAACGGACTCACGTATGACAAGGGACTGTTCTCCACAGATGCAGACGAAATGGACATTAAGTACGTTGCCTCCAAGTCGTGCATTTTTGCAAACCAAATCAATTGGGATATCAATCAATCCCCCGGAACATCTATTTATCGCCACCCAGTCGCTCCTGGAATTTGTTGGTCTGCAGGTTCTGGAACGAGGGCGCCCACAACTTTGGCCTTCGTTAGTTCAATGTTTCGAATGTGGCGTGGAGGAATTCGATTTCGATTGACGGCTGCAAAGACTGCTTTCCATTCAGGCAGACTGCGTATCACATATGCACCAGGAGTTTTTGACACAAATCCCGTCGATCTCAAGTATGAAAACGCGTATAATTGGATTCTTGACTTAAGTACATCGTCAGAAATTGAGTACACTATACCATACGTGTGTAATGTCCCATGGAAAGACAGGAATCTCAACCGAGCAGATGATTCGACCTATCAGAACAAAATTTACTCTACAGGTTTTATTTTTATTACAGTAATGACGCAACTGCGAAGAGCATCTGATTCGGTCGCAAGTGATTGCCCCTTGACTTTTTGGATTTCTGGAGCTGACGACATTTCTTTTGCTGTCCCTGACTTCTCTGGTTGGCTACCTGTCAAATCTTTAACCCTTAACACTCGTTCTATGGGCGATGCAACTGAAGCCACTGATGACGTTGATATTGAGCAAAACGGTGATGAGGACAAAGGGATCATAATGACAGCGCAGGTTTACACACCTGCAAATACAGGTAATCAGCATCCAGACCAACGGGATTCTGATACCCCTATGTTCCCAATGACATCCATGAGTCCTACATCTGCGGAGGAGCTCTGCATTGGAGAAAAGATCACCAATCTCAGGCAATTGATAAAGCGGTTTTCAGCCACTGCCCATGGACTTCCTTTTCCTTACAAGACTCAACTTGGTGGTTATGCCTATGTGGGGCCCCTTGCTCTCAACAACGACCAATACCTTTACAATAGAGTTGAAATTGATCCTGTTTATTTCGGCGAACTGGCTACTTCTACTATTCCTTTAACACAACTTGTCAATTACCCTTTAAATAGATCACAAAATGGATTAGTTTCTGACACTGATTTTGAAGCCGTTCGAAGATTCACATGTGGAACTCCATTACATTACATTTCCCACATATATCGATTTTGGAGGGGGTCTCGAAGGTACAAGGTTGTGAATCCACCTAATTTCGAGCAGCGTATCAATTCTGCAGGATCACGAGCAGCCACACCAGGTGGACAACAAACAGGGGAGTGGGAATCAAATTCTTTTTCCATTCGATCTAAGCCGGTTCGATCATCTTATCCTTTGTATGTGCGTACGAGACCAGAAACGAGCACAAATTCAGAG